ACTCTGGATCCTTCGGGCCCTCTCGCTTCCAAGGTCTCCAAGCATGTATTCACCTTTTCTTGCTCGACTAATCCTACACAACACCAGATACCGCACATTCTTACAAAGAATCTATCATATCTGTTTAGATGGACTCAAGTGACGCGATTCGGAAACTTCAAGCAAAGACGATTTACACATACTACAGGATCAACACTCTTTCGAAACAGCCGGCATGTAACTATAGCACCTGTAGTACGGTGACGGGCTGCGTGGTGAACTATCCCAGCTATGAAGAGCGCCAACAAGTGACTGTAGGCTCACAGATTTGCAATGGATGTACTGCCACGGGTTGCGGATGTAAGTAAGCGGTCTAAACATCAATTTAGACAGTGAGTAGATGAGTGAGAAGACAAAGGGTGATCGGCTCAAGGAGACCATACGTCTTTTGAAAGAGTTAGAGCGCGTCGGAATCACCGCCACGGAACCAGGTTATACGGAAATCAAGGAAATGATGACAGAATGGGTGAAAGACGGCGTGAAGAACGCAAAATCTATTGAGCTCGTAAAATACAATCGTATTGCTGATGTGGCTCTGCCTTCCAGGGCTGATAAGGCGGCCTCGATTAATCTGCGGGTTGTTAAAGAATAGTTGCGCTGCGACAAAAATTTAACTGAAACTCGTTGGAGGTATGGATCAACATGCCCTCTCATTTAGCACCCGGCGCATACAAAGAGGGGACTACACTCTTGGTGCAACCAAAGAATGCTAGTAAAAAAGATGATGAAGGGAGGAAGCAGGTATGGAAATGCCCATGTTGTTCTACAGATGCTATCTTATGCAGAGGTCCTAAAGTCCCCCCATATTTCAGACATCCATCAGGATCAGATTGTGCGTTCTATACCGGTGGTGAGTCAGCACAGCACTATGGCGCTAAGAATATAGCTAGAGACCTCTTGGAAAGCGATCGAACAATCCAGTTTACGCGAGCATGTAATAGGTGTAAGAAGGACATACTCGTACACACTCATGCTAAGACGAAAGATACTACTGCCAAAACGGAAGTGTCTTATCAAATGGACGGTACCACGTATAGAGCAGATGTGGCACATTTTGAAGGTGATGTTCTAAATTTCATATGGGAGATCTGTTGGACTCATTCGACATCGAGAGATGCTCCCGTGCCATGGGTTGATGTAGCAGCTATGGATATTCTTGACGTAGAAACCGTTACGAACGTTCCCTTGACGTTTAAATGTATACGAAATCCTTTCACCTGTGAGCCATGTCTGGAGATTATCAAACAACAGAAGTTGGAGGCTGAGAAGAAGCGGTTAAATGCTATTTTAAATGCTATTGAGGTAGCTAAACTGCGAAAGGAACAGGCTGAACGGCGGAAGGAAGAGGCTGAACAGATGGCTAAATTGCAACAAGAAGAGCTTGAGAGGAAGAGAGAATCTAGGCGGCGGAAGGAACAGGCTGAACATATGGTTAAATTGCAGCAAGAAGAGCTTGAGAGGAAGAAAGAACAGGCTAAAAAGAATGAAGAAGACTCTAAAAAGCGTGAAGAGTTGTTGATGGATCATGCGAAAGAATCTTTATTAGATGCAGCTTACACAGGTTCACCAGAACTAGTTTCAGAACATATCAAGAACGGAGCAGATATGAACCAAAGATCTAACAGATATCCACATATAGGTTGGACCCCCTTGATGTTAGCATGTATTCATGGGTCTGAGAAGGTTATATCCATACTACTGGAGGCTGGAGCTAAGACTGATTTGAAGACCTTCAATGGAGAAACAGCATCTCAGCTAGCAGAACACTATGAACATCCTACGATAGTTGATCTCATCCACTCGTATTCATCCAAAGCTGTAGCTAAGCCTTAAAGCACTTATCGTAACCATCTACAGAATGGCCTCTACTCGTACAGGTCTCACAGCCGAGGGCGCTCTTTATGAGGCCGTCGCCCGTGGGAATAAGGATACATATTTTTTTCAGGATGACCCCGACAAGACACTCAATCCATTTGAGAATCGGTATGAAATGAATCCGCCACTGATCCACGAACTCCGTAGGATTCCTCCTCTCAACGGTGCAGAGTTTGGGCGTAGTTGCGAGTTCACATTCGATATTGCCGGCGACACATTCGTGAATCCGACGATTCTCATTGATCTCCCTACTTGGCTACCACCTACAGAGGCTGCAAACAATCCCGTCAATCCTGTCACGGATCTCGCGGGAAATACATATGGATACACAAACGGGATCGGCTATTTCATGTTCAACAAGATCCAGATCTACCAGGACAAACTACTCCTACAGGAGTTCAGCGGCGATGCTCTCTTCGCCTATCGTGCGTCGCGTGGAACTCTGAACTCTGCCTATATGGAAAACGCTCTCGCCGGCTGGCATGATGGGTCCCGTGAAAGTATTGGGGTCAACGCGACTCCTAGGCAACTCCGTCTCACAATCCCTTTTATTGGAGGGGAGCATGGATTTCCCAGTATCGCAATGCGCCGACAGCCCTTCAAGTTGCGCCTAGAGTTACGGCCTCTCGAAGAACTCGTGGAAACTTCCGACATGACAGCGACGAAAGCTCCCACACCTTGGGGGACCACCATGACTGATGGGACAAATACCTTCCAAACGCTCGTAAGAACGGCAATCGGATCACCGACTCTCCAACTGGAATCGCGCCACATCTATACGGACGGTGATACACAACTCTCGCTCCGCAAGAAAACAATCGAGATTCCCTATAATAAGCTCTATGAAAACACATTCTCATTCGGACCTGCAGATTATGCCCCTCTTGTACGTGGTGTCCCAGCGCTCGTCACACGTCGTGTCGATGCCCAACATCCTGCAGGTCGTCTCCTGTGGTTCTTGAGAACACGGAATGATCTTCGCACTGGGCGCCGATGGCGCTATGCACCCACTCCTACCACCGAATACTATGCCGCCCAGGGTCTAGTTATCGCCGGTCGTGATCGCGAAACCCTATTCACGCCCTTTATCTGGAACACGCTCACCTATCACGCAAAAGAAGATAGGGATCCTGGTGCTGGTATTGGTGAAATGTCGTGGAATCTGGGGGATATCCGGGGTCGCACGACGCATGCACAGCCCGAAGGATCTGTGAACTTTACAACTGCCGATCGCCCAACTCTCTATACAAGTTTGGCCGCTACGCCGAATGATACTCTGTTAGGTGCGCCAAGTACGGAGATGACCGCTATTGTAGACACATGGTCTCTCTACAATATCGAACATGATAGGGGTTTTTTGAAATACGGGAACTAATATTTATAATCCTTGAAGACGGGCAACTTCCCAGTATCTGCAATCGATGGCCTTTGACGTCCAAGAATCTTTTTCGTCGTAAGCCATACGCCTTCAGGTTGCAGCGTCTTCCAAGACTGGTCGCGAGAATATAACCAATGTCTTCCGGTCTCCTCCAACTTCGGCAAAGTCTCCTCATATAGCTCAATAAGAGGATCATAGAACCATGAGTTCACGATATATGCGGATGCTCCTTGTGCCTCTTGGACTCGGAATAACTTGTCGGAATGATCCGTCTTCTTCTTTACCCAAGCCGCCAAAAGGAATACGTCGTAGTCCTTTTCAGTCTTGAAAAAGTCGTCCACGGCGGCCCAGAACTCCTCTTTGGACACCTGTAACATGAAGTCGTCTTCAAAGATGAGGACGTTCTTGAGTCCGAGTTCACGGGCCTCTTTTAGGATGGCCAAGTGGGACATTCCACAGCCGATTGTACCGGGCGTTTTCAGAATTCCGGGGAATCGCTTGAAAGGAAGCTCAAGCAGATCCATTTCTTCCTGGAACTCTTCTAGTCTATCCGTCCGCCGATCGAGATTAATCACATAAACTCCTCCGATGTGTTCCATTGATATGGCTTCTCATATTTGCAAATTCTACGGTAACGCACTCCCTTTCCCCTGCCGCTCCAGCACAGCCCTATAGATCTTCAAAAGCGCGTCCAAGTTATACGGATCGAGTATCGCTGCACCTCTCTTATATGAGCGCCACACTGTCTTGCATGCTCTCTCACAGACTTCATAATCGCCCGCCAGAAAGCTATTTGTAATGACGAGCCGAATGGGCTCCTCGGCCCGATCATATGTCTCGACATAGTTTGTAACCATCTCCGTATAGTCTCCGTAATAGACGTCGAATAGCTCACGGTTATCAAAGAATACTGTTGAAAAGAGCTGCTCGTCGGCGTGTCCGTATCCAGCTTCCATCACCTTCAGGAAGGTGTCCTCGATCGAATCACAGAAGTGTTTCATGTATTTCTCGGATCCGGTGAAGAATCCGCTACACATTGAACAGAGGCCACCGAGTTTGTAATATTCGGATGTATTGCGGACGAGCCATTCTGGCTGGTAATCAATGTAACATGTACTGAACTTCTCGCGGTTCACTGGCCATACGTAATCAAGTGCCGCCACATTCTTCCAGCCCATACGCTCAATACAGATATTGAGCCATGAAAAGTGCGTGGATTTGAAGAAGTTGACTTCCATGACCTGCTTGAGCATGGCGTAGCGAGCCATACAGAGAAGATAATAGGAGGCCGTGTTCCTATCGTCAAATGCATAGGGATTGTTTTTTCGGTTCTCCTGTATTTTTGATCGGTACTTTGTCATCGGGAAGTCTTCAAAGGACATGGGGATATAGACGGTTCGCGACTCCAGCCAGGAAGGCCGCATACTCTTTAGAAGATCGAGGGACTTGGGCTCACAATAGACGACAAGATTCTGCTCGACGGACATGGTTGCACGGGCATTCACCAGATAATGTTCCATAGGGCGATCCTTGATTGACTGTGAAGCATCGGGCATCTGTGTGAGATCGAAATAGGCGGTGACGACTGTCCAGTTCGTTGGGATCGGTCTCTCAGGCCAGAAGGTGGATCCGAAACGGAGAACACCAGTACCGGACCAATGGCCGCAGTCTGTGATATCGAGCTTCTCTGCAGCGGGGATTCGGAACCAGAAGTTATCCCGCATCTCTTTGAAGTACCAGATGTCGTCGCATATCACGAACCCCTGGTAGTTCTTCGCCTTCAGCCATTCATAGAACTCGTATTCGCGCCTTCCCTCGTGGGGATCTATATCGAGAAAGATAAAGGCGGAACCGAGCAGCTTCTCGGACCAGCTCTCACGACCCAGGCTCTCCATCAGATTGTCCGTGTTGTATTTGATGTTGGGTACTTGGGCGAGAGGATATTGATGCTCCAGGTCGAATGAATATACAGTATTTGTCAAGGAACCGGATGAAAGAGCAAGTGAAGACGCCCCGCGATGTGTGCCGATATCGAAAATGTCGCGATTCTGGAACTGTGAGGAGATCCAGTTCAGAAACTTGTAGTGCTGGCCTGTAGGACTCTTGAACTCCTCCCAGTTGATGGCTGTCCCAGGATATTTTGCTTCGAGATACTCCAGATTAACTTTCTGGATCAAATGCTTCATTCTTAGTATTCTGAAGGGTTGACACTTTAGACCACGCCTAAACATTCTGTCACCACGTTAGTCAGAGAATGTCGGGCCCATCCGTACAAGAAGTAAGTAACTATCTCAAAAAGACATTCACCATGGAGAAATTCCAGAGTGGTGCAGGGGCCAGTTATCCTACGGGTATTGGTTCTACAAACTCCTCGAGCGTGATGCCGATTCCAGGGACAACGGCTCAAAATATCCGAGTGGCGGACGATGAGCCCCCTAGCACGGCTAAGAAGCCTCTCGGCACAATCACAACGCTCCTGGATCTTACAAATCGTGATCTACAGGAAAACGATCTCTTTCCTCTCAACACTGATATTACATGGTTCACACGCGACACGGAACGCCGTGTTCTCGCCTTCACGCCCTCTATCCAGGAAATACCTTTGCGCGGCCCAGGAGCCTTCGGCCAGCGTTTCTCGTTTGATGTAGGATCTCTTCTTGTGGGTGATCTCCTGTTTGGAACTGCCCTACAAATACGTCTGGGCCACTGGCTTGATCCGCAGACCCAACTCCTTTTACAAGCAGGAAAGATCACCTATGATAACTCTGGAACAGCATGGGAGTATGCGAATAGTCTCGGGACAGCCATCATCCAACAGGCGGAACTGGAGATTGACGGAAAAACGGTCGAGACGATTGACGGGGACTTTATAAATGTCTTTAGCACCCTCTTTGCAGATTACAATCAACAGGTTGGACTCGCTTATGACCATCACGGGCGTCTTCCTAGGACAACACTCATGGCTGAACAAGCTCCGCGCCTCTTTCCTACAGAGGGGGGGACGCTAAACTGTATTCTGCCCTTTTTCTACATGCGCTCCCAAAGGAAGGATAGTCTACCGATGATTGCCATTCGTGAAGGTCTCGTGAAGATCCATATTACGCTGCGCCCCTTTGAAGAATGTGTGCGACAACTGCGTGGCTACCGTGATTCCTGTACGGCAACGCCTCTGGCCACTACAATCGCCTTTCATCAAGGTGCTACGGCTCGCACGGTAGATACTGTTGCAAACCCACCCGGATTCCGGTTCATACAGCTTCTTACGCAGGGTGCAATTGTGAATGGGGCCTTTCGTCAGCGGATGCTGCGTAGCCCTTTTGAGATTCTACATCGTGAAGTCCAGACGTTCTATTTCGAGGAGCCCTTGAAATATACGATTGGAAGTGTAGAAGACGCGGTTCGTATCCAGTTACCTTTGGAGGCGAATCATCCTTTAGAGGAAATCATTTGGTTTGTGCGTCGTAAGGGCGTCAGCGATAATAATGCCTGGACGAACTATTCATCTGTTCTTGACGCAGAATGGAATCCAAGGGCGGTAAAGCCGATGCTCCAGAAGGCGATGATCCAGGCGAATGGGGTCACAATCTGTGATGCGGATGAACTGTATTATAGGCAACTGATAAGTTCGGCACATAAGGGGGGTATGGCGGCGTTCTCGAACTTCATATACGGCTATCCGTTTGCAAAACATCCTGGGGAACATCAACCGAGTGGATCCTTCAACGCAAGTCGTGTTACGTTACGTCTTGTCTTGGATGTGAAGGCCCCTCCTGGAGCTCTGTGGGAAGTGAAAGTATTCTGTATAGGGATCAACTGGTTGCGTTTTGAGAACGGTTTGGCGAATCCTATGTTTGAGGATTAGTTCTTGGCTATAAATAGAAGTATAATGGCAACGAATACCAAAAACTATTTTATGAATCTTGCATCCGCAATCACAGGGAGTGACGGGTTTCAGATGAGTTCCACCGAGGTCACATCAAGCATGGTGTTTATTGCTATTGCATTCACCTACATGCTTCTCTATAGCTACGGCGCGGCCAGTCTTTCTTACAACTACAATGTGTACGTAGGAAACACCGGTGGTATTGCATGGGTCTACTCGATTCTTTGCTTCATCTTTAGCAGCTTTTATTACCCATTTTACGCTATATTCCTGAGTCCTTCACTTGGAAAGGCGCCAAGCTCGGGACAAGCTAATATAACTAACGTGTCTCAGCAGGGTGGTAAGGCACGCAGACGCTAACGTAATCGTCTCGTCTTACGCCTCGCATTGAAATATTTATCGAACTTGTTCGTGCTGTATCCATATTGAAACAACATGGATTCGGCGGGAATTTTCACCCGTGTGTGGAGTGTAGGATCCGTAATCCCCTTCCAGTGTATTGGATAGAAATACTTCATAGGATAGACATGTACATCGGGGAACTCGTCCTTGAACTTCTTGTAAACGCGTGAAACATAGAGAGGTCCGACGCGCCTCCATGCCTGTCCTTTTGCCTCCCGCTCAGCGTTTGAAACGAGACCGCCGAGTAGCTTCTTTAAGAAGGGATGTTCCTTCTCAGACCCTATGAGTCCGTTTGCAACAAGACGCTTTGTTCCACGCAGTTCCGGCCCCAGATCTCCAAGTTTCTTTGTATGGGCGCGAGTCAGATTCTCCCATCCGAAGAAAACCGCAGCCGCGTTTTTTTCCAGAAATCCCGCGAACTTTTTCGGCTTCATGATCACGGAATCCGCGTCAATATAGATCCCTCCGAACTTGTACAAAACCATGAGGCGAATGATATCAGCGCGACCCGCCGTCTCTTTTTTGAATTTCTTATACTCCCGCTCGAGACCCGGAATGTCATCCCAATCGAGTGTATCGACATTTGATTCCGACCATAGCTTGTATTCATATCCATAGTCTGCGGCGAACTTTCGCACGGTATCCATCCACTCCGTAGGAGGTGCGTTCGTTCCGAGCCATATTTGATGTATTTTTTTCGGGATCCCTCCATCGGCCATCTTCCTATTGTAATAGTAGAATGTTTCTTGGTGTATTGTTGGAATGGTAGCCCAAGGTCGAAGTCCGCGTACCTACCAAGGTCTAAGCATTCCATCTCTGTTGTAAGGAGATGGTAGCGTCCTTGCTGCGAGTTATTTACGGAGGAGTCCAGGATTCCAGACTCCTCTGTCAAAAAGGGCAGCCAAACCCCGCCTTCTTTGTGAAGGCCTTTATCCGCGCTGGAAGATTCACCACCCAATGGACCCGCCTCGATTTCGATACGCTTCCGACACTCGGTAATACATCCGTGATCACTCTCCCCAGAAAAGGCCATCTCATATCACGCCTCTATCTTGTGAGCACCATGCCGGATATTTCCACCAGCCAACAAGCAGCACGCGCTTGGTGTACAGCGAACGGAAAGACTTTCGCGGGCCCCACATTCGGCTGGACGAACTCGGTAGGACACGCCTTACTCCAAAACGCCACAATCGATATTGGAGGCTCACGCGTGGAACAAATCGACGGACGTCTCCTGGAAGTCCTCGACGACTTCTATACGCCTCTCGAGAAAGTCTCTCTCATGGACAAACTTCTCCCAAGAAACTCCTCGAACTTTACGCCAGGTGAGTTTGGTTCTACGGCTCAAACACAGGCCACGACTCCACTCCCCTTTTGGTTCTCTTCAGGTGATGCAGGTACCTTTCTCCCCGTTGATGCTCTCCAAGCTGATACCGTGAAGCTCAGTATCCAGTTCCGCACAGCCGCGACAATCTATACGAGTTCCGCCCAACTAAGTATGGCAGGTGTCACAAATCCAGCGGGCGGCGAAGCCTATTTCCCTATTGCGAGTTCCCCCTTCTATTATTTGGATCCATCAGGCACTCCTGTTACCGGTCTTAACGGTAATCCGACGCAGTCAACTCGTGTGAGCCCTGTGCCAGGTATCAGATCTCCCACCACACAGGCACTCCAGGTTCTCGGTGACACGTATATCATGGCGGAGTACATATATCTTGACCGCCCCGAGGCGAACAGATTCCGTCTCGCCGATATACAGGTGCCAATCCTACAACACTATGCATTTGACCCTGTTGACACGAAAAACTCGGGATCCACCAACTCTTATCTGAAAGTTCCCAATCCTACACGCAATCTATTCTTTTATGCACAGCGCTATGAAGCACCGTCCTATAATGCCCTCTTCTTATCCACCCGTGATCTCTCAGGCGCTGATGCTCCTATCGCTCCTTGGTGGCCGAATGCGAGCCAAATCGATACAAGAGTTTATAGGGATCTCCAACCGGCCTTTGTTCTCAGGAACTCGGAGCCTCTGCGATCGATTGATCTCATCTATGAAGGAAAACTCTTTCGGTACAGTACCACGACGCCTTCCGTGTTTCGATCCCTTTTACCGATAAAGAAGTCGCCCTGGGTGAATCGATATTACTATAATCTCCCATTTGCACTCGATTCAGGTTTTCTTCCCCCGAGTCAGCCCTGTGGAGAGGCGAATCTGGACAAGATTGTAAACATAAATCTGAAAATAGAGTTGAATCCTTTGGCTGGTTACACGGATGCCGTTCCGCGATTTCTCATCTATACATGGGCGGAAACTTACAATATCTTTCGCGTCTATGGTGGGCGTGGCGGTATGATGTTCGCCTATTAACGCTTCCATATAATATACATCGCGAGCAAGCTCAGTCCAACGAGAACTATAGAACTCGATCGTGTTCTCAATACATACGTAAGTTGCTCCAAGGCTCTCTCAGAATCCTGGAAAATCTTGGAATAGTCAACATGCGCATTCTCAATATCAGACTTGGAAGGGCGTTGATACGCGAGTAGGGGCTGCGTGGTGACAATACGAAACTGATCGGAATAATACACATCAATCGGGCCATGCCTATCAGGGTTCCACGCAATCGCCTTCGTATAGGCGGATACGTTCAACACATAGAAATGGGTCGCGAAGGCACCCTCTATCTCAACCAAGTGCTTCCCGTGAAACTGCGCTGGACCCTTGACGTAGGTGGGGCCACCGAGAAAGATGTCCCAGGCATCCCGTTCCTTCCAAAGAGCTTCTCGGACCGTCGGCCATCTCTCCACAAAATCAGCGGCAGGGGTACAATCATCTTCTATTACGAGGACCCAGGGGAGACCGGCCAACATTGCCTTTCGAGCAATGGCAACATGAGATGCCCCACATCCTCTCCAACCCTCTGTATGTTTTACTGCCGAAAAGCGTTGGGGTACGATACCTGTTCCTGCAAAGGCTTCCCGTGTCGCCTCCCATTTTTCTTTACGTTCATCCAAGTTTATACAAAAACACGGAAGATCGGGCTGCATTCCTATTACTTCGTTACAAACATCTCGCGGACAGAGTCCATGAGAGGGCCACTGGGCATCACCCGTGGCTCCGTTTCCTTTATGATCAAGGGGCGCGTCGTGGGCTTATTGACCTGGAAGGGGAATGTCTTTGCCTGGACCGGCTGATAGGTCTGAAAGGCCGCTGGGAACTCGCCCTTCTTTGGGGCGGATCTAAAGAGCCTATTGATACGATTCTCTTCCGTATCTCTTCGCCATGAAAGATTTGCTTGGTTTGCGAGTTCGTCATCATCCAATATTCTACATGCCTCTTGACTCATCCTATGAGTAGTGTAAATATTCTATTAAGCCCTCTTATTCGCTCCAGTAAAATTGTAACTTTGGGGGCCCTTTATCGATGTTAAGCAAATGACGTCCCTATTGATAGTCGAATCCCCTGCCAAGTGTTCCAAGATCCAAGGCTATCTGGGCCCTGGATGGCGTGTGATTGCAACGATGGGGCATATACGATCCTTGGAGGAGGATCTCGGGGCTGTGGGACTCGATAGGGACTTTGAGCCGAGATTCCAGTGGATCCGAGAGAAATCAAAGGCGATTCAGCAGATCAAAGAGGCGGCGGCGGGAGCCAGTAAGATCTACTTGGCATCGGATGATGATCGTGAAGGAGAGGCCATTTCCTATTCTGTGGCCGTCCTCTTGAAGTTGAACCCGGAAACAACTCCTCGTGCCGTCTTCCGAGAGATCACCGCCACAGCCGTAAAGGCGGCCGTAGCAAATCCTCGGCGTCTTGACATGGCCCGTGTGGAGGCGCAACAGGCCCGGGCCGTTCTTGATATGATGGTGGGCTTCACGATCTCGCCACTTCTTTGGAAGTATGTGGGACCGGCTCTTTCAGCGGGGAGATGCCAAACACCGGCTCTTCGTATCATCTGCGACCAGGAAAAGGCCATTCGTGATTTCACGGCCACTACGGAATGGAAGATCAAGGGGGTATGGAATGGATTCGAGGCGACGATGACGGAGGCCTTGGAGGATGAAGAGTCGGCGACGAACTATTTGGAGAATATCCACGCGGAGGCAGGTGGGATCGTGAGTGAAGCCTCTACGAAGCCAACGACGGAGCAGCCCCCGAAGCCGCTCGTCACGAGTACCTTACAGCAGGAGGCATCCGCTACGATGAGTCTCCAGCCAAAGAGGACAATGCAGATAGCCCAACGTCTCTATGAAGCGGGGCACATCACCTATATGCGTACGGACTCTGCAGTTCTTTCGGAGGAGGCGAGGGCGGCAGCGGAGTTATGGGTCCGTGTGAACTTTGGAGAGGAGTTTCTGGGGCCCGGGGGCAAATCAGGGGGCAAAATCACCCGGAAAAAGGAGGCGGCGCCTAATGCGCAAGAAGCACATGAGCCTCGCAAACAAGTTCGCTCTGCAAATGCGCCCCCTGTTCAGGAGGCGCATGAAGCGATCCGCCCCACGCACGTTAATGTCGCTGATCTCCCTGCCGATGAGGACTGGTCAGCGCCTGATCGCAAACTCTACAAGCTCATTTGGAATCGCGCCGTACAGAGTGTCATGGCGGTGGCACGGGGCGAACAGAGGACGGTGGACTTTCTTGCTACTGGGGATCCCATGGAGTTCGTTTGGAGGGCGAAATGGAAGCGGCAACTGTTTCCTGGATGGCGCAAGATTGGGGCAGCGGCGGCGAACTTGGATGAAGAGGAGGAAGTGGAGACGGAAGACGAGGCGGCATGGAAGATGGCGGAGAAGATTGTGGAGGGGACGAAGTTGAAATGGTCTTCGTTGGAGGCTTTCCCGCATGAATCAAAGCCGGTGGCGCGCTACACGGAGGCAACCTTGGTCCGCGAACTGGAGCGGAAGGGGATTGGTCGGCCAAGTACGTTTGCAGCTCTGGTAGGGACCATCCTCGATAAGGCATACGTGGAGAAGCGGAATAGTCCCGCCCGAGAAGTGGAGTCGAGAAAGATCTCGCTGCCTGCAGTTGGAACGTGGCCCCCAGTGGCTGAGACGGTTATCAAGAAAGTGGGCGAGGAGAAACAGAAGTTGGCCCCTACGGCGCTAGGCCTTTCCGTTCTGGAGTTCTGTGTGAGGGAGTTTACGACTCTGTTCGACTACGATTTCACGAAGAAGATGGAGACTCGCCTGGATTCTGTGGCGGAAGGAGCGGAGCCGTGGAAGGAGCTCTGTAGGGATACTTGGAGTTCCTATAAGGATAAGTATGCTGGTCTGAAGAGCGGGGAGTCGACGGCGGTTGCTGCACCGTCGAGGCAGCGCGAATTCCCGGGAGGGATCAAGGGGGTTCAGAGCAAGAAGGGGCCCCTATTACTCAAGGAGCACGCGAACAAGGATGAAACGGTCTTCTATGGTTGGCCAGACGGGGTCAGTTTCCAGGATATTACAGCTGAGCAAGTGGCGGCATTTATCGCGTCGAAGACGGCTGCTCCGACTCTCGGTGAGTATCAAGGGAATCCGATGGTGAAGAAGTCGGGACCCTATGGAGTCTATGTGGTATGTAATGGTGTGAATGTGCCGTGGTTGGAAGGTGATACTGAAGAGACGCTTCGTGCAAAGTTTGTGACAAAGGGTGGTGGGGCGAGCCACGCTCTTGGGGACTTTGAATTCCGCACGGGTCAGTACGGACCCTATATGTTCAAGAAGACTCTCATGGGCAAGTCGCGGAAGTTCGTGGGGCTTCCATCGGGTGTAGATCCAAAGGCACTCACCTTGGAGGCGGCCACCAAGATTTACCAGACGGGTCTCCAATCGAAAGCGAAGGCGGCCACCTTTGGAAAGAAAAAGGCCAACTAATAGGATGGATCGGGGCAAAACCAGAAAAAGAAAGATATTCAACGTTCCGACGTATGTGATAAACATGAAGGAACGCGTGGATCGTTGGAAGCGTTTTACACAGCAACCGCTCGTCCATAACTTGAAGCATCTTAAACAGTTTAGTGCCGTGAACGGGAAGAAGCTCGACTACATGAAGGATCGGAGGATCTCTGTGCGAACACGGCTGAACATTTTTCGCAACTATCGGCGCAGCCATCACGAGGTTGCGACCTTGGGGGCAGTGGGCTGTTCTCTCAGTCATATTGCAATCTGGAAGAAGTTTTTGGCCTCAGGTGCAAAACACTGTCTAATCTTAGAAGATGATGTTATTCTTACCGAATCCACTTTTGATCATATAGACCGGCTTTTTACTAAGTTGCCGGCTGATTGGGGTGTCTGGGTACTTGGATATTATAAGGCGAATCTGATCTATCAACCCTATCACGTCAAGCCTTGGAACCAGGTTTATAAATTCACTGCGACACATGCGTATTTGATCACGCGGGAAGCCGCGAAGAAACTTCTGGCAGATGCTCTTCCCGTTGAGAGTCATGTTGACCATTATATTGGTGATGTTGGTATGGTAAGTAACATGCTGGTATTGGAGCACCCGGATATTAACATTGAGTATTTCCAAAAGGAGAAGATTCTCAACTCTGCTACAACGACCATTGATTCCAACACGTCGCAGCATAAGAAGGATGGTTGCCCAGTCTGTAAGACACCAGATGACATGTCGCAGATTTACAAGGGGCCTTTGAAGAAGATGCGAAGTGGGTTACGTGTACAGGGTCTAGTGCGGGATGAACAGGATAAGGAGATCTTGACATTGAAGCGGGGGGCTACGCGGAAGAAATGATGCGTTTAATATCTATATCTGGAGTATTAAAAATGTTCTCGATATGGTAGAATGTCGGTTGAATCAAGTCCTTCGGACAGTCGACGAAGCAGTACAGACGTATCTGGCGTAAAAGTTAAGAAATTCATGAATGGGTGGACGAAGGAGCAGGAGGTCCTGATGGCCGAATGGTCCGATATTGCCGCGTGTTATCGGTGGCTACATGACAAGGCCGAGAAGAAATTTACCGTGTCGAACATGAACATTACCATCCCTGTGATTATCCTATCGACGCTCACAGGAGCAGCCAACTTTGCCGTGGGCAGTATCGTCCCTGCAGATAACCGCGCGGCACAACAATACGTGGGTGTATCTTTGGGGGCCCTATCGATCTTTGCAGGGATTCTTACGACCTTGGGGAACTTTTTCCAGTATGCCCAGAAGTCGGAGTCGCATCGCGTCTGTAGTATTG